CTCTATGGATGAGATGGCCTTCTTCTTGGTCAGGAACAGCACCTCCTTGGCACCATACTTCTTGGCGGTCTCAAGGGACGTGATTGTCTTGCCTGTCCTCACCTGCATGCTGAGGTAGACTATACCTCTAGCACTAAGTATGTCTGTGGCCTTGGAAGATATCTCTACCTGGTAGTCTCTAAGTTTCATATACTATGCGTTGTAATTAACTCAAAGGTATTTTCGTTACCATCGATAAGTCTTAGCAGTAAGTGTAATTCATTAAACTCACCATAGTCTAAGTGTTTTTCACCGATCTTAATTCCATTCCCGTTATCTATAACCTGCATGGCAAGTGTTGACTTTGTTAATGTACTCCAGTTGTCTGTGTCTGAGTAGTATAGCGAGTGCACGTACTCACCGTTGTCGTTGCACGTGAGTTCGTAGTCGTACTCGTACTGGTTGTTTACTAGTATTTTTTTCATAGTTTTACTTTTGCTAAATTAATAACACTTTCTAACGCATAATCAACAGAGCCTTCGCTTATACCTAAATTGCTTATTGCTTTTCTAACATCATTGAAACTTAGACATGGTTTGTTGTATAGTACAAATGCTTCAGCCTGTTCTATTGTTTTGAATCTATTTTCATACTCAGTACAAGTTTCTAAACAATATGGATGCCAAGCATCAAAAAAGTTATAATCTTCTTTAAAAACCACATACCATACATGCTCATTCACCTCCTTCCAGTACTCTGAATTTTCTTCAACGTGTTGACTTAAAACACAGAATAATCTTCCTTCTTCTGAGTACGAATAATTCTTTGAAGACTTTGATATTCTTTCAACTTCAGTTCCCAATTTGGGACTTCCTGGGTACTCCTTTATTAGTTTAAATTTTTTCATAGCTTTTCTATTTCTTGTTTAACTTCTAACCAGTATGGATTATTTATAACTCGCATTCCGTCTATCTCTTCTGTTTCAGATAGTAGTTTTTCTACCGCAATTAATGCGCAATCTTTAGCTAAATCAAAATGCCCATTAAAAATATGTTCACCTATAAGTTGATAATATTCATCAACTAAATTTTCTGCTTGTGTTTTTGGTGTCATAGTTTTTCGATTTCTTTTTTAACATCAAGCCAATAGTTTTGAATTTCTGTTATTAAAGGTGAATTATTTATTACTTCATCAACTGCAATTAATGCACATTGTTTAGATATTTCAAATGCTAAGTAAAACATAATAGTTCCTTCTTGAGGAAGTTCTTTAAATTTTAATATTAACTCTTTTGCTTTCTCTTTTGGTGTCATAGCTTACTAATTTCAATTAATACATCTGCCCAATACACAGAATACAGCGTGTAGTGAATCCCTTCTTTGTCTTCATAAACAAATGACCTTTCGTTATAATCATTCTTTAAAAGCTCTCTAACACATATCATAGCACATCGTTTGGCTCTATCTAAACAATCCTCCTGCCCTAATTTCCATTGAACTTCTGGATAAAAAAGAGTAACTAACTCTTTTGCTTTTTCTTTTGGTGTCATAGCTTACTAATTAAATTTATCCAACAACTAAAAAATAAAAAATGCATATCAATTTGATACCAATAATCAGGATGGTGTGGTAGTCTTGCTATTTTAAAACAAAATCCAAACTCAGCCCAATCTAAATATGTATTTACTTCTATGTTTTTCATAATCCTTTTTCTGTTTTATAGATTTCTAATAGTTCTTTTGTTGTATAAGTATCATCATACTTACTTTTAGCGTGAAGCATCTCTCCATAAATATTTCTATTTTTGTCACGATACTTACTACAAAACTCTGCAAATCCAATAGCAAATTCTTCTGATATTCGTTCAGCGATGTTCACATCTACCTCTGTCTTCTCGTCGGATAGATGACCAGTTAAGCCAAGTCTAATTTTGTCTTTTAGTGTCATACCTTAAAAAAATTGTTAATGTTCTCTACTTCTAATCTGTACTTATGCTCAATGCACCTTAGCCTTGAATCTCTAGCCTCCTCTAATGATGTAAATATTGTATCGCATATTAACTCTGCGTGGTCCGATCCAAAGTTAAATACCTCCTTAGGTACTGTGACCTTATATACGTAGTATGAATTTCCATCGTTATACTTCATCTCAATGCCTACTATCTTTGACCTAAAAACATTGTCCTTAGCCCATCCAATGAACACCTCATCTCCGATACTAAATATCTTCTGGTTCCTTAGAAGTCCTATGTAATCCTTGTGGTGTCCCCAGTAATCCTCCTTTAATATTTTTACCTTCATTGCACAACCATCTTTAAGTTTAAATCCCTGAACGCCTCCAGCTTCATCACCAGCACGTCGTATGATGGCCTCTCTCTGTGGTCCAAAAGTAGTTCATTTAGATCATTTATGATACTAAAGTCGTACTTTTTTACGTCGCTAGTCTCAATCTTTTGTTCTAGCTTGGCCTCAAGCCTATCTATAACCTCCTTCAGATACTTTATCTGAGAGTCCTTCACGTCTCTGTCTATGTCATTGTTGTCATTGACAAATAACGACTCAAGTATTCTGTTCTTGAGTGTAACTAGTGACGGGTTGTACCTCTCAAGTATTGGATACATCTTCATTCCGTGCAGCACTGTGGCGTGGTTCTTGTTCACAGACTGACCTACACTTGTAAGTGTCTGCTTTGGAGATAACTTCTTGACTATGTAGAAGTACATGTTCCTGTACTCTATCACGTGACTTAGTCTAGACTTCTGTCTTACGTCAATTCCCGTCTCTTTTAGTATTATGTTTATTATCTTGTCGTTTAAATCCTTCATGTCTTTGTCTTAAATATTTATAAACATTAGGCACCTCTAGTTGTGCCTTCTCTTGTGACCTGTGGTACACCTGACCAACTACCTCCTTGCTCTTCAACCAGATCTTTTTTTCTGGGTCGTAGTAGTTATCCTTACCACACGACGATATTCCCCCGTGCCTAACACATATGCGTGCACCAGGACCATCAGGCTTAATGTAAACCTGATAGTCGTTGTCTATGCACCACTTGGCATCAGAATAGGAGTTCCACATCTTGTGTCGGTTTTTCTAACTTGTTGTCCGTGAATCGTATCCACCTTCCTAGTCTGTCCCTTCCCTCTATAGGCTGCACGTTGTACATGTACAGGCTGTAGGATATGAGCCACTTGTAGAACGTGGTACGTGAGATGGTCATCTTGGCCTTCGGTCCGAAGTCTGGGTTGTCCTCCACGAAGTCGTCATACAGCAGGTGCTTGTACAACAGCTCATCCTTCTTCAGTTTGTCCTCGCTCGTGTTGTTGTCAACCAGACCACACCACTCGATGAACTCGTGGCACGTCTCTGCCGATAGCTTGCGTATGCCAAGGTTCACGAACGTACTCTTTATGAGTCCTGTGTTCATGTACGACTGAAGGTTGTGTATCATGTAGTTGTCAAACCTGCACCACTCGTCGTCGTCCCACTCGCTGAACAGGAGTCTACCGAACTCAACCTGTGGCGTAAACTCCTTGGTGTAGAACTGCTTGAACTCAAGCTCCCACTTACGTCTCTCGAACGAGTTACCCTTACCCTTGATTGCGTAGTTTGTGGTAATTACGATCTTGGGAGACTTACTGAACGGGATGTGTATGGCGTCCTTGTTCTTACGCTCAAGCGTGATACCCTCCGTGATGACAGAGAACAACCTCTCAAAGTTGAAGTTCTTCTTGACGTCATCGAACGCAAGTATCTGTGTGTCAACAGATAAAGTCTGATAAGGGAACGAACTATCGAAGTTGAATACCTTGCCGTCTATGAAGCATAGCTTCTTCATCTGAGAAACTCCATTCACAAACAAGCCCTTACCAGTACCACCCTCAGGGTTGTCCGTGATGACCTCGTCGTTTAGAATCACCGCTGGGCAGTACGACAGGTTCTTGTACCCGTGCAGTAGGAACCCGATCGTGCTCTCCATCGACATGATCCTGTTGCCGTCCTCTCCAGATATGTTTGAGATGAACGTCTTGTAGTCGCAGTCTGTGATGTCGCAGATGTTGAACTCCCTCTTGATTACCTGGTCGTTCCATATGTACCCACCAAGGTCAATGTAGTCGATCACCTCTACCGCGTCCTTTGTAACCTTAACAGCGCAGTTCGTGTAGTACAGGTACGAGGAGTCCTTGGTGTCCTCCATGAAGTACACGTCCACAGAAGACAGGAGCGACAGGAAGTCATCCTTGAAGTACCTAGTCTTGTCAGCGAAGTAGTTGTAGATCGTCATATCCTCTATCCCGTCAAGGTAGCTGAGCACGAAGTCCTTAATCTCCTCGTCCGAGGTGTGGTTGATTAGGTTGTTGGTAACTCTCACAAATATAAAGCTCTTGCCTCCGTCTGGAAGGTACTTATAGAACCCATTATCCTCCAAGAACTGTCTGAATAGGTAGTGCACAATGTTGATCGCACCCTTATCAGACTTGGTCCAGAACTTCACGTCGTCGTTCTCGATGGTTGTAATGATGTTATCTATAACGTCAGGAGATATGCTTTGGTCAAGTAGGTCACTCTTTATCTCCTTGCGGGGCACGCCTCTCTTGATCTTCTGCTTTACCTGACTGATCTTCTCCTCATCCTCATAGAACTTTGTTCCGAACTTGTGCGAGTGCGAGTAGGCAGAGTTGATCGCTGTGCGAATCTCTGTCATCGGGAAGTCTTTAGACTCGAACTGACTCATCACGTACTCGGCCAGTGACTTGTTCACCCCGTAGTCGTTGAACGCTGCTGCTAGTATGTACACGTTGTTGTTGCGCTCGCCCTCCACCAGTCCGTACCTCTTGACCCACCACCTCATCAGGATGTCCACTATCTTGTTCTCGTTAGTGATCGGTATCGTTAGCTTTGACGCAACCCGATCCATCTCCACGTACTCGTGCTCCGCTACGGTATCCCACGTCTTAGATTCTCTGTTGATGTAGATGTCCTTGTCGTATGACTCGTAGCACACCCGTGAGATGTTCTTAGAGGTCTTGTCGAAGTACTTCGAGTCGAAGTGTCTCTCAAGTGAGTTGAAGTAGTTCTTGTGGTTCTCTGGGTCTTGTGGTATCTTGACGATCACCTTCAGACCATTACCAGACGGAGATACAAAGACTGAGTACGCGTGCTCGTCCATCGATATCCTCTGCTTGTCGTCGTTCATCTCCTTGGTAGTGGCGTATCCGTCGAAGTCAAGGCATATGAAGCCGCTGTGGTCTATCAGAGCCTTGTCCTCTCGCTTGTTGAACGTACCTGAGAAGCATATCGCTGGCAGCGACTGCTTGAGCACGTTCCTCTGCGTCTTGTCCTTCTCCTTGCGTATACCCACAACCAGATCCTTGGACTTCCCGTCCCTGATCCTGTTGAGTATCACATCGATCGGCTTGAAGAAGGGTGTCGATGTAGACTTAATGTCTTGAAATATTGTTATCATAACTTCTTTAGTTCGTTCATCAATCTATCTCGTTGTTGTTGTTTGTTGCTTAGTAGCATGCCGACGACCTGAAGTGTCTGCGTGTCTGTTAGATCAATTGAAAAGTGTTCCATTGGCTCTGTCGTACCATTTGAGTAGACAAAGTTTGTATTCATTAGGAATGTTGTGGTCGTGCTGAACACATCCTTAGGCTCTGTGTTTGTGTTGTCCTTGTAGGTTATAGTGAGCTCAGTCTCCAGTCCATTTTCGAGAATCTTTTCGGCAAGTAACTTCAGTGCCTCCGTCTCCTCGTTTATTATAAATAGCTCGTCGTATAGGTCCGAGACTATCTGAGCCTTTTTTAGGTTCATACACAATTAAATTTAAATTAAGCCACGCAGTTGCCCACGTGGCTGTGGTTTACTAGAATGGTAGGTCTGCCTGATGCGGAACCTGCTGCTCAGGTGCAGGTGCTGGAGTAGGTGCAGGTGCAGGTGCTGGCGCACTAGACTCTGTCCTCTTAGGCTCGAACGTGTCCAACTCGATGTAGTACTTACCGCCCTGGCTCTGCTTGATGCCTAGGTTTACCCATCCGTTCTTTTGGTTGGCCGTTAAGAACTGAACAGCCTCATCAACCTTCACGCTGATGTTACCGATTACAAATTGTGGGGCTGCATCATTTCTCTTGAAGATGAACCCGTCTGCGAAAACTTTTTGATTTTCCATGCTTATTTAAATTTAATTGATTACAGTTTTTCTTGAATGAAGTAGTTATTTACGTCCTCTGTGGCATTATCTCCAAAGAAACGATCGTACACCTCAATGGCTCTCATGACCTTCTCTCTGCCTCCTAAAATAAAGTCCTCGGTAGGCTCGAACACGCCCATGTTGTGGTTGGTCTTGTCGATCACGTAGAACACGAGTGGTCTATCGAAGAAGGTCTGGTACAGGTAGCACTGGCTGTCGTAGTTGTACTTCTTTGCCGACCACCTGAAGTCCTGAATGTTTGACGTGGTCTTGATGTCTATCACCATGTCGTCGGTCACAATGTCAGCCTTGCCCTTCCACATCCTGCCTAACACCTCCATCACCATCGGCTCCTCATATATGTTGCCGTCCTTGTAGATGTTGTCGTAGAAGAATAGGTTTGACCTCATGGTGTTCACGAGTCTATCCAACTCCGAGGCCTCGTGTGTAAGCAGCAGTATCTCTGAACCCGTCTCATCGATCGCCTCCTTGTAGATCTTTGTAGACCTAGTGCTGGCGTCAACAAGTCTGAAGTTCACCAACTTCTCAGGCTCAAGCATGGCCGTGTGGAAGTAGCTTCCCTCGATCATGGCCTTGGTGGTCTCACCCCTGGCCTTGAACATCTTTGGGTTGCTCAATAAAGTTCCGATGTCAGAGTTCGATAGGAACTTCTTACCCTCGGCCCCGTAGTATTCTGCGTCGTTGCGCAGTTTGTCTATTATCTTCTTCATGCTACTTCATAAATGTTGCTAGTTCCTTCTTCACCGCAGTAGATATCGTGTACTTAACCTGTAGGTTCTTAACGATCGTGTTAAGGTCTAGCTGCTTGTTGTTACCGACGTACTTCACCACGTTAGCCCAGTTCGAGTCTCCGATGTTTAGCGTTACCTTCTCAGCAGATGCCGTAGGTTGAGCAGCACCCTTGGTGGTCTGAACCAAGTCCTCTCCTGAGTACAAAGCAATACCAAGTCCATGAAGTGCAATTGCTTTTGTGGTGCTCCTTTGAATGGTTTTATTAATATCCATTGATGTTACCTTGTCGATGCTTATAGATTGATTTTTAAAATCCATAGCTGGCAAGTAATCAATGTGTTCAACACCTTCAATTATAATTCCAACTTTTACGTAGGCAGTTTTTCCATCTGTAAAATAATTCAACCCAGTCTGTGGATCTTCATATACTTTTCTTTGAATGCCAGGATAATGTTGCTTTGCTATACTCCAGGCATGACTCCATGACAGATAATTTTGATTGCCTTTCTTTTCTACTTTTGATTTGATGTCAATTTCTGACAACTTTTTAAATACTGAATCCATTTTTTTTGTATAAGTTAGTTATAAATTCTCTTGTCTCCTCGATCTTTGCTAGTATCTCCTTCACGTCTGAGCACTGCTCTATGCGTAGGTCTAGGTACTTCCTGAGGGCTTGTTCTACATTCAAGTAGAACCACTGGTCTGTGAAGATGAAGTCGACCATCTTGCCGTCCTTCTCTCTCTGTCTCTTCTCCTCGAAGATTAGTATAGTTCCTGCCCCGTCTGTGTTAATCTTGTAGTTGTCGTCTATTCTCATTTTGAATTATTTTAAGTGTTTCTGTAAATTTGTTCATCACGGTATTTCTGTATGCCTTCAAGCCGTTGTAGTGCCTGATGTTGTTTCGCTTGGTCATCTCGTTGCGTATCTTTATCGCCAACTTGTTTAGTATGACCCGATAGTTGTTGATGCACATGGCGTACACCCCGTACTGGAACCCGTTGTCTGTAAATATCTGATACTCTGTAGCCGTCAACTCCTTGTAGAAGTCACCCGACAGCCTCGTGTTGTATATTCTTACCTCTTCGTCCTTCAGTTCTATCTTTATTCCCTTGTATATCACCGAGTCGCTCGTCGGTGTTCTTAATCTAACGGCCACGTTTAGTTGTGTGGCCTCTGTCCAAATTTCTTGTAGTGTCATTGTGCAAATGTAATTTATTTGTTGCGAATATTACGCGTTGTGTGAAAATATTTTGTCATTCCCTCTAGGCTGTAGTAGATGTCGTCGTCTCCACGCACAGCCTCTGCCTCGATCCATTTTTCTGTCCCGTAGTACAATGCCTCAAGGATCACTCGCCTTGACGGATCGAACAGCCACTTGACGTAGTTCCACTCGTCGTTGTCCATGTCCCAACCAGCCTTGCCGTGCTTCTCTTGGTACTCCTGAATCTCCTTGGACATGAACCTCTTCTGTCCCTCACCCATCACGGGCTCTAGCCTTACTAGCTCTGCGCAGACCGAACCGACGATGTAGGTAGACCTACCCAGTGCGTACCTGAACGCTGCCGTCAGCACCAACTCTTGGTCTAGCGACAGCTCTTGTCTGACCTCCTTGTATCGGGAGCCAACCTTTGTATATAACTTCTCCATCTTATTTGTTTCTTGTTTATGTTTATCAATCAACTCCTTAACACCTTGTTTTTTTTCATCATTGAATATATCTTCTAGTTTAAGTTCTTCTTTCATAGTATCATTGTTACTTTAATTACTGGACAACTTAGCTTGTGGTTGTCGTTATCAAGTCCGCAGTACTTACACGTCCCGTTGTGTATGAACATATCGCAGTTGTAAGCGTCGTCCTCCCTATTGAAGTTGACGTATGACTGCCATACAACTGAATCTGTGGCGGTGTACCTCTCGCATATTAGTTTTGATGGACAATCTATGTCCCTACACTTTGCTTTATCGCTCATATTAATTTAGTTTAAGTTAAAAAAATGCTCGTCTCTCCGAGCCGTCACCAATGTGTATATTTACCTTGTTTATGACTTTTTTCTAGAGCGCAGCAAGGAACTAACTTGCGCATATACACTGCCGTCATTCAATGGTTGTGAAGGATTCTTATTCCACGTCTAGATTAATCCTCTCAGCGTCTTCTTGTCCATCTCCATCACCTTGACCATCGCGCTGTCGTGCTCGTCGTCTGTGTCGAATATGTTACATAGAATAGCTATCTTGTTGTGCGTCAGTTCTTTACCCTCAGTAAATTGTCTGAGTCTGTCGACCATCCCGCTAAATTTTTTGTTGTGCATTGGGGTGAGTGGAGAGTCACACTCATCAACCCATCTTCCGTTTAGTATACGCATGTTATTTGTTTTCAAATGTTTCGTTGTAGTATTGTTTTGATGTCATCATTGATATATGACTTGTTTCATAAGCATCAATTATCTGTTGCTTCTCTATTTCTTTGGCTTGTTCGAATAATTCAGGAGTTAATTTACCATTTGTTATCATCTGCTCTGCAAACCATTCTACTGCTGTCTGTTTCATTGTACAATCTTTATAAATTTACCACTCTTGTCCTCTAACTTCACAACCCCGAACTTTTTGTCGAGGCTGTCTATAACTCCGTCTATCCCGTACATATTAAATACCGAGATGAAGTACTCTATGCCCGTGTCCTTACCCCCGTTGTCTAGGAAGTATCTGTAGAACCAAGCAGCGTCATAGTTCCCGCTGTTGCGCATCTCTATGTAGCTGTCACTTGTCTTTTTGTCTACTGAGCGCATAGTTCCCACGTGTTTAATTTATTAAGGTCTTTCTTTGTCAGACCCAACTCGCTTAGTATGAACTTGGCTAGGCGTTTGTTGCCCACCTCTCCCTCGCTAATCTCTCTCGTGCCGATCCTTGCTACAACGTCACTTGGTTGCATTCCCAATACACGGGTGCAGAACTTCACGTCCTGACCCAAGTAAAATCGTTTATCTCCGACGACTAGTGCCCAATCGTGGCCGAAGCCGTATGCTCCATTTGTGATTATTATCTTCATAATTTTAATAGTTTGTTGTTAGTGAATCGTTTTGTGTCTCTGCCATCTCTATCGAGATGAACTTATCGGTCTGACGCGTGTCGCAGTACCTACCCTTGAACGGGCTGTTTCTATTGAATACCCTCTCGAAGTGGTCTCCATTTCGTCCACCGAATAAAAATGCTATGGCTCCTATCGTGCCTATTCCCAATAATAAAAATGTCTCTTGTTTCATAATGTTTTTTCATTGTAGTAGTTATACATCTCAATGGCTATATGCCGTAGGCAGTCTAGGTACTGCTTAGTCTTTGGGTTCTCTTGCTCCCCGTCCCTAGTGTACAGCATCTGTGTGTACTTGTGCGTGTTGTTTAGCTCGATTAGTCTCTCGCGTCTACTTCTTAGTGTGGTAATTCTCTCCATTGTTTTTTTATTAGTGACCATTTAATGCTGTTCTTTACGCTTCTCTTTGCCTCTGACCAACTGAGGCCGTAGTCCCTCATGTGGAACGTGACTAGGGAGCCGTACTTCAACTCCCTCTCACGCATATCCCGCACGACACCATCGATGTCTATGCGTTGCCCTATCCTAGCCCTCATAGCGTATGAAGTACTGAGGATTGAAGTAGTACCTAGTGCAGTCAGCGTTTCGGTAGGCTAGATGGCCTTTGCCGTCCTTGTCTATGTAGGCTATCGAGTCCTGACTCAGCCTGAAGCACAAGTCCTCAAGCATTTCGGCAGTCATATTGAACGGGGTTCGAACCACCATAGTGCGCTCGTTTCCGTAGTCCGATTGTCCTTCGTTTCCTACTACTCTGTACTCGAATAGCCCACCCAACAACTCGTTCAGGTGGTAAATTGTTCTATCCTCTTGTATCTTAGGCTCTATGTAGCCCACGTTTAGTCCGATGTTTAATTCCATTTTCTACTTCTTTTTTAAAGTTATCAATTATATATTGCGGTATCGGCCTCTCTGACCTCAACCATGGGCTGTATATCTCAAACAGCACCTGCTCCCACTGCTCCTTCTTAGGCATGGCGGAAGATTATTTGGAATAGTACATACAAGGCCATCCAATAGGCGAAGCTGTACGAAAATCTCTTGCTTAGTAGTGTCTTCATAGTGTTCTGTATCGTTCTTTTAGTTGAGCGATTGTGCTTGAGTAGTTAATAATTTCTTCCTTCTTTTTTTGAGTGAGTCTCTTTATACCCTGTAGGTTCTTTTGTTTTTCTATCTCTGAGTCGATAGCCTTTAGCACGGCAGCCTTCATCGAGGACTGGAAGTGGTAAGACTCCCACGTCCTGTTTATGTATCTACAGGTGGCCTCAGATATAAGGTCTCCTGTATCGCTGTATAGTCTACTCGTGTGGCTAAAGCCTGATCTAGTGCTCTTGTATTCGTTTTTAAATTCCATCTTAGTTATGTTTTAGTTTGTTTGTGTGTAGGTTGTATGAACCCAATGTGAATAGTATCGCTAGGTATGATGTTGCGAATACCTGAGTCGTGTCAATCGTGTACCCAATGTACATAAACGCTACTGCGTTCAATAATAAATAAATTTTAGCTAGTGTTTGCATTTTTATAGATTGTTTATCGTTGTCTGAATTGTCTCGTTTATGTACTCAATTGTTTGGTCATTCTCTAGCGACCAGTACAGGATATTATAAGCCTGCTCATCCGTACATTCAAATTTAGTTTGTACGTCGTTCACATGCCACAAGTTATCTACAAAGTAACCTGCGTTTTTCAATACTTCTTTTGCTTCTTTTGTTGTCATGATAATAAGTTTTTACGTTTCGCTATTCTGTAGCTCATCAGTATGGATAACACATCCATATACGTCTTTTCTTCCTAGCCCAATGCTCACACACTGAAGACCGACCGATAAGGCTTTTAATCCCTCTGTCTCGCACATACTACCTATTTGGGTTCGTGGTTAGCTTACTTGTTGACTGCCTAACTCAGCCGTTCGTTGTTTTGAACAGGACAAACGTACGGCGAGAACACACATCGAACAAAATAAAATCGATGAAATGCACAAATAATCGATGAACTACACTATCAGGTAATCCTATTCCTACAAACGTCGCCTTTACACCCAATCTGTAGGTGATCAACCCAGTATATATAGTATATACGTGCGCGCGTAGGGGGTGAATAATGCATTTTGGAGGATTTTGGAGGGGGCGGGGGTTATTGAGCCTCTCAACGTACCTAAAAACAATTTTTATATTCACTTTTTTATTTTTTAGTCTAAATTTTAGCTACCAATTTTAAAACATGTGCGCAGTTTTACGCAAAACGATGAGCTCATTAAAAAGTTAACTCGTTGTAAACCAACAAACTAACTTTTATCGACTCTCTGTGAGGTGTTTGTAACTATCTGATACTCAGCCCCGTGACAGATTTTTTTGCATCTGTGACGATTTTTAGCCCTCCGTGATAGATTTTGTGACGATTTTCGAGAGCTAACTTGTTGAGTATCAACCCCGTGATAGATTGTGACGATTTTTTCTTCCTAATTAGAGAAAAAAAAAATTATAAAATAAAATATATATATATAGCAGTATAGGGGTACTTTTTCGTCACATCTGTCACCAACCTCGCGAAGCCGCACCAGTAAAGGGCTAAGAGCGTGACGTTTTTTTTTATTTTTGTCACAAAAAAAGAAAAATCGACACAGCCCCCGCCAATGCTAGGAATTTTTGTCACAGCCCCTATTGGTGCGGGTTGACAGAGGTAAGGTAGATTGTGTGCAGTCTACCAGATAGCTATCTGGTGAGCATGTGGTTTGGTATAATGTAGCTTATCTGGTGAGCACATTGCATATACATATATACATAGTAGTGCTTATCATAGTCGCTCATATATACATTCATCATCCGGTTGATACATACGTATACATTGTAGGACATCGTGCCTCCGGTGGGTTGTATCATAGGTCTACGGGGCTGCTGTCGCAGTGCGTGCAGTACGTTCTAGTGGTAGGGGTGGTGGTCAGGTTAGAAAACGCCAAAAATTTGGGACAAGTTGTTGGAAATCAGACCCCCGGTATCGATTTTAAAGTCGGTTTCCATTCAGGGGGTACGTCGCGTGGATTCAATATATAACCCACTACCTCTACATATATAATATTTTTGTATATTTGCACCATGGAGATAGAGATCCGCAGCATAATACACAGTGGCTTGATGGTTGGCTTCGCCTGCTATCCACCAGAGAAGGACTTCTCCTACAACGAGGTAAGTATATATTTATTAATTATAAGCGTCCACTTCAGGTGGTATTAAAAAGATGAGAAAACCATTAAACAGAATCATGCCATCACAAGAGATGGGTATTACAGAGATGGCCAAGATGGCACACGAAAAAAAGAAGATGAAGAAGATCGAGATGATCGCAGACGGGATCGAGATGGCTAAGATGAGAGGCGAGATGCCATCTATCTTGGACAAGATGTTCGGAAGATCTAAGAAGAAGTAACATGGCGCTAACAAACAAGAGACCAGATACACCGTTGGCTACAAGTCCTGAGGCTTTATTTATGTCCTCACAGGACAGCATAAAGAAGAAGATGCCTTACGTACCTGGACGTGTAACTCCAGAGCAGCGTGCCGCCCAACTTAAGATTAGGGAGGAGAACACAAGAAAGAGGGACTCCGTCCTACAGAGGAACGCAAATGTTGCTGGTGTAAGTAGAGAGGAGCTAAGAAAGCAGCAGGCTAAGAACGACAAGAAGCCTGACGCTAAGTTGGATGGTCTTATGATAAAGGAGAACTGCAAGAGGGGAGAATCTAAGGGTTCATGCTCTACTGGACAGAGCAACAGGGGAGAGTCTCTAAGAGATAACAGATAATAAACTAAATCAAATAAATTAAATCAAATAAAATGGACAACTACGGATACAGTCCCAAGGACCTTGTCTTTGAAGGTGAGGGGCGTAAGAAATTAATTGACGGTATCGCTACGATATCGAAGGCGGTGAAGAGCACGTTGGGCCCACTTGGCAGGACTGTGCTAATTGAGTCGCCTAGTCATACTCATGGTATAACTGTGACAAAGGACGGTGTGACCGTCGCAAAGTCGATCTCATTATTAGATCCAGTTGAGAACCTAGCCGTGAAGATGGTGAGGGAGGCAGCTGACAGGACGGCCACTAGTTCTGGTGACGGCACTACCACGGCGACCGTGCTAACGGAGGCCATCGTGAACAACGGCGTGGACATGATCTCAGACAGGTATAATACCACGGAGGTTCTGAGACACATCAACACGGAGACCGATGCTATCATTGGTAGATTAACAAAGCGTGCACGCAAGGTGAGTGGGAAGACTCTGCTTGACGTGGCGACAATCTCTGCAAACAACGACAGACACATCGGCAAGATCATATCTGACACCTACTCTAAGGTTGGCAAGACTGGGATCGTGACGATCGAGGACTCACAGACCTCTGAGACTTACACTGAGGTGACCAACGGTATCAAGATCGACCGTGGTTGGACATCTAACTTATTCGTGAACAACCACAAGAAGGACGAGTGCATCATGGACGACGTGTACGTGCTGGTGACGGACACCGAGATTAGCAGCGTGATGTCGATCGAGAACGTGCTGAAGCCTATCATTAACGGTGGAAAGAAACTTTTAATTATTGGAAGCTGCTCACAGAACGTTGTGAACACGCTGGCAGCTAACGTTGTGCAGAAGGGGTTGAAGTTCTGTAATATTGCGCCTCCTCAGTTCGGGTACAAGCGTTCGGAACTCATGAACGACATCGCATTGGCGGTTGGTGCCAAGTACTTCTCTGAGCAGACTGGTGATGATTTGAGCTTGATCGCTATGGAGCATTTAGGACATGCGAGTAAGATCGTGGTGGGCAGAGACAGCTCGGTGATCGTGAGAGAGAGCGTGGTGAGCGATGAGGTGACCCAGAGGGTTGCACAGCTGTGGGAGCAGCACGACAATGCGGTGAAGAAGGCGGACCGTGACTTCATCAAGAGTCGCATCGCCAGCTTGACTGGTGGGATCGGTGTGATCTACGTGGGAGGTAACTCTGACATCGAGCAGAAGGAGCTGAAGGACAGGGTGGACGACGCTGTGTGTGCGGTTCGATCTGCGATCGAGGAGGGCATCTTGCCAGGTGGTGGGTTGGCACTGTTCAACGAGTCGCTTGCGATTATTGAGGATGCGGACACCATGATCGAGGACATCGCTCCAGAGCGTTACATCGCGATGCACATTATTGCAAAGTCAATACAGGCACCCTTGTTGCAGATCATCGAAAACGCAGGAGAGGACGGCTACGAGGTGATGGAGGACTGCCCACAGGGACAGGGCTACGACGTGAAGGCTGGCGTGTACGGTGACATGTACGAGATGGGGATCATAGATCCGTTGAAGGTGACCAAGAACGCACTTAAGAATGCGGTCAGTGTGGCCACGACGATACTGAGTACCAACGCTATAGTAACCATAACACGAGCATAGATGCAACCAATAAACAAATACATAGTAATAGAGTCGATAGAGGAGCAGGTGGCCACGTCGTATGGACTGATGATGACATCGTCCGACACTGAGATGCTGCGCTACAAGAAGGGTCGAGTGATCAAGCCTGGCACGAACGTAGAGTGCGTGAAGGACGGTGACGAGATCTACTACGACAAGAACGCTGGATTCACGATGATGCTTGACGGTAACACGTACACCATTATCTTGGAGAGGGACGTAGTGGTAGTCCTCTAGAGTTACGGTACTTTTTAATATGAGGCTGGTCGGAGAATTTTTCTTCTTCCAGCTTCTTTAGTTTACGCTTCTCCTCGTTGTTGCGGTTCATTGTCTTGATGATCCTGCGGTTCATGTTGTCGGAGTACGACGCCTTGTTGCTAAAGATTGGGTTATGGGCGGAGCTCTCTGAGATCGACTCTAGGTTGTTGAGCTTTCGATATATGGTGCTGACCATCTTCTTGCCCTTGAACGATAGCTCGTACATGGCGGCCTCGTGTCCTATGCGGTCTCTCCACTTTATGATCCAACCGTCCTGCATGAGTCGTGAGAACCTCTTCTTGTCCCACGGGAATATGCACTCGTACTCTTTGAAGTCTGCACGAGAGAACAGACGCTCTGTGTATAGGAAGAGCATCATGTCAAGGTCGGCTGTGTATACGCCATACTTACGGGTTGCCCAGTACTTTACGATGCGCCAGTACTTCAGGTAGTCGTCCTTTGGCTCTATCCTGTCGTAGTATTTTCTGATTTTAGTAGTAAAATTCATTTGATTTTAATTATTATCTTTGCAAAGATAAATAAAAACATTGACATGCCACTAAAAAAGGGATCTAGCGCAAAGACGATAAGCGCAAACATAAGAGCAGAGATGAAGAGTGGCCGCCCACAGAAGCAAGCCATCGCAATTGCCTTATCTAAGGCTGGAAAATCTAAAAAGAAGAAATGAGAAAGATAACTAATATGGCCAAGAAGTTTGAGTCTAAGAAATCTCTAGACGGTGCCATGAAGTACCTGAAGGGGAACACTGGCAAGGTAAGTAAAAATAAATTAAACACAAAGAAGTAATGAACAGAGACTATCCATTAGCACCTACGTTCTTTGGAGGCAAAGAGAAGAGATTAGAGAAACTTGTTAGCAAAGGCAACAAGGCAGTAGACGAGGGCAGAGACAGAAAGGCTAATAGAATATTTAAGAGAGCAGCTAACCTAGAGGATCGAATGATTAGATTTTCAGAAAAATAGACATGTCAGGTAGAACAGCTAGATACTACAAGGATAACCCAGAGGCTCGTAAGAGAAGACTAGAGTACCAAAGAGAGTACAATAAGTCTGATGCTCAGGTGGCTAAACGTGTTGAGTTGAACCGTGAGAACAGGAAGAGGGGAACATACGGTGACAAGAACGGTATGGACTTGGCTCACACAAAGAGGGGGTACGTGATGAAGCGTGCGTCCGCAAATAGAGGAGACAACGACGACATGCCTGGAGACAGACGTGCAAGAGGAAAGAAGTAATGGCAGTAGACAAGAGCAAGATGAAGTGCAACTCACCAGTTGCCTCAACAAGGCCAGGGAAGAAGAAGATGGTGAAGGCGTGTTCTAACGGACAGGAGAAGCTTATACACTTCGGAGCCAAGGGATACGGCAACAACTACTCGGCAGCTGCTCGTAAGAGCTTCAAGGCTAGACACAGCTGCGAGACAGCTACAGACAAGCTTACAGCTCGTTACTGGGCGTGTAAGAATCTGTGGGCTGGACCTGGTGGATCGACAACATCGAGCCCAAGTAATCGTAAAGGAAAGTACTGATGGAATCAAAGGGACTAGGAGATACAATAGATAAGATAACTACCGCAACTGGAATAAAGGCTGTGGTTAATGGCGTAGCCAAGGTCACAAAGAAGGAGTGCGGCTGCGCAAGAAGAAGAGAACAACTAAACAAAAAATACCCATATGCAAGCAAATAAAACACAGTACGGTAGAGCGTTAGCAATCATACCTAGCGACACCGTTCCAATTCCAAACATCGCGACAGAGGTCGTTAGAACAGAAACAACAGAGGAGGCTCCATTTAGGTTGATATGTGATACCGTTGATTTTGTCGAACTTAACGTAAATCAGATGGCTATTCTTTATAATCTGACTTCACTTACTTCTACAACAATTATATCTGTAATGGACGAGAATACACTTATACTTACAGATAACATCATGGAGATTGGTGATAAATTTGTTATCTACAACGAGGCAGACATCGCTGGTTGTGCGCTATATATTCCAGTGAAGGAAGCTCCAGGTAGAGTTACAGTTAAGACAGTAGGTGGTGACATTGTTACATTCTATAGATTATCTTTAGGAGACACAATTCTTCCAGTGAACGTGAGCATGGTAAGAACTGGAGTTGTTGGACTTCAGTCAGGAGAACAGATACTAGGACTCTGGTAGTATGAAGAACCTTAAGACCACGATTGTAGGGGTTGTTTTAGCTGTTCTGACGGCCGTTCAGCCGTTGGCTGAGGATGAGTTTGTTGCGAGCAGAGATATCCTCCGATACGCAATAGCTGTCCTAATAGCTACACTTGGATATTTATCTAAGGACCATGACATGACTGATCTTAGATAAATTAAAGATATGAGTACACTAGAGAGCGAGAGACTGGACAGGATAGAACAGCACCTAAAGTTATTGAAGGATGACTCTGACATTAGGTCGGCAGATATTAGAGAGATTAAGCAGGCACTGCTTGGCAACGCTCTGAACGACTACAAGGGTCTTGTTTGGAAGATATCAGACATCGACAACCGATTAACTGATCTTGAAGACAAAGATGCTGAGTTGAAGGTGTACGTAAAGCAGGCAAAGGTGATAGCGATTGCGTTCACTGCCGCACTTGTTACATTATTATTTAAAGCATTTAAGGCATGAAGATACTACTTAAGAGGTTACACAGGACAGACGTATCTACAATCGGTGAGCTATACGTTGACGGAGTATTTGAGTGCTACACGCTTGAGGACATTGAGCGTGAGGTTAAGATAAAGTCAGAGACAGCTATACCTAAGGGTAAGTACAAGGTCATGATTACAATGTCAAATCGTTTCAAGAGACAGATGCCTCTTCTGTTGAACGTTCCAAACTTTGAGGGTGTTCGTATACACGCTGGTAACACAAACCACGATACAGAGGGTTGTATACTAGTTGGTCAGACAAGGTCAAATGACTTCATAGGAAAGTCTCGTAAGGCTTACGATAAGTTATTCAAGAAGATGCAGAATGCTAAAGAGATAAGTATAGAGATATGCTAGGTATACAAAAATTTTGGAGAGAGATTATTATTGCGATACTTGTAGGATTGATTATTGCATTATTGAACAATAATGGTAATCTAAGTACAGAGAACGCTAAACTTGAAGGTCTTGTGATGGTCAACGAGAGTGTATCTAATCTATATATGTCGCAGATTAATGACAGGGACAAGAAGATTAAGGTATACCTAACAATGATAGACAGCATGGACAGGGTGATCTCATCATCTGAGTCTAGGGTTGTATACATAAACAAGGAGAGAGATGGCAAGCTGTCGTCTGTGTCTAAGTACAGTGTATCTCAGTCCGCTGAATACTTTAAGAGTAGATACAAAACACAGGATGTGAAGGTGAGCTCTGACTATCTGATGATAAAGGACACCGTATCTAAGATGTGCATTAGCGACCTGGTATCTGGAGACTATGCAAGGGCTGAGTTGAAGATTACTAAGTCTGTGGTTGGTGACTTGAAGTTACAGTCAAGGATAAAGGACACCGTGATCAGTGAGCTTGATATGAATAGGAAGACACTTGAGCAGATTGTGAGTATAAAGGACTCAACAATATCTCTGAAGGATCAGATCATAGGTAACACGCAGAAGCAGTTAAAGAAAGAAAAAAGAAACAAGACATTTTATAAGATAGCCACGATAGCCACAATGGCTGCTGGAGGGTATCTACTAGTTAGATAGATGACAAAGATATCAATATATAGTAAGGACGTAGACGTTAGGGGTAACGACAGGTGGATCGGTTCAGACGCACAGAATCAGAACAGGACCAAGAACTTTACCCCAGACAATGTCGCTGTTTACTTCAACGAGAACCAGGTGATAGACCTAGGCGTGGAGCTTAGATACTTCTATGACACTCTTGATCCGTTACAACAGAGGGTGTATGGTTCGATCACGTTCGAGACAGAGATAGGGCCTCAGGTGAACTTCTCTGCGATATCAACGTTCGTACTTAGTAAGTATACAATGGGTCATACTGACGTGAGCCAGTTCCTTGACTTCTTGATAGGATCAAACGTATTACTGTCTAGAGCGAACAATATTAATATGTTCGGTTACTATAAGATAGACAACATAGAGCCTTACCTACCAGATCCAAACTTCTTCGTAGTTACACTTACTTTTGATGCTGGTAACGGATACATGAAGGAGGACGAGGACTACTTCATATCACTTGTTCAGTTTGAGCAGACAATACCAGAGGTACCTACAAAGACTTCTGACCTTATAAACGACGGTGAGGATGGCGTTCATCCGTTCATAACAGCTGAGGACGTTCCAACTCCTACATTACAGAGTGTAACAGATGCTGGTGATACAACCACAACCGCTGTATATTTAAACGGTGGTGCTGTTGTAAATGGTTTTGACACAACATCTATAGTTGATTCATCATATATAGTTTCATCAAACACAACAACTAACTCTAGTGCTTATATTGATTCAACAGGTATTTTATCTTTATCTGCCGATGGAGTTAACTTTGGTAGTTTAGCAGTAAATGATATAACAAGTAGTGTACAATTACAATTCCCAGACAAAGTAGCTGGTACTTATACAATAGCAACAACTGATGATACTACATTGCAAGGCGTAGTAGATAATGGCAATACAGTAACTGGGACTGGTGGGTATAAAAGCACTTTAGATGGGGGTGATTTTTTTGTAGAAAACACTATACTTGGTACAAAATTAAGAATAACCGGAGATGGTATAGTTTATTTTACCAATTTAGCAGGAAACACTACGCAGTTATCTAATTATGGAATAACTAGTAGTAGTGTTAATTTTCAATTTCCAAACAAAGCAAGTGGACCAGTATACACATTAGCAACAACTGCTGATATTCCATCTGTTACAGGATTCGTACCTTATACAGGCGCAAATCAGAATGTTAACTTAGGTGAATACGAACTAAAAGCAGGTCAACTCTCTTTAGATACTTCTCCTACGGGCACTGCTGTAGTTGGTACAACAAGATGGAACGACACAATCGGTAGCTCCGAGACCACTTTAAAGGGAGGTACAGTTATCTTAAAAAACGGAGTTGACCTAGTTGCTAGAGTAGTAAATAAGGTTACTCCTAATGCAACATTGACAAAGGCAGCATATCAAGCTGTAAGAGTTAGTGGTGCTCAAGGACAAAGATTAGCCGTTGCATATGCGCAAGCAAACAACGATAATAATTCAGCGGATACAATAGGTTTAGTTTGCGAAACAATACCGACTAACCAAGAGGGTTTTATTATGACAGTTGGGCAGTTGGAAGACATAAACACAACAGGTAGCTTACAGGGCGAAACTTGGGTAGATGGTAACGTATTGTATCTATCTCCTACTACGCCTGGTGCTCTAACAAATATCAAGCCAACAGGACTTACGGGACATATTGTTGTGATGGGATATGTGGAATATGCTCACGCAGTACACGGTAAGATTTACGTTAAGATTATGAACGGGTGGGAGCTTGATGAGCTGCATAACGTTTTTATAAATTCGCCTACAAATAATCAAGGTTTATTTTACGACTCAGCCGATTCACTTTGGAAAAACGAAACGATTGAAAGCGCATTAGGATACACACCGCAACAACAACTCGTAAGTGGCACAAACATCAAAACTATAAATGGTAATTCAGTTTTAGGAAGTGGCGATTTGACTATAAGCGGCTCAAATATATATAATGCTGATGGCACGTTAACAAGCGCTCGAACTTTAACAAGCGGAGGATTTCCTTTAACTTTTACAGGTAGCAATACTGCTGCGAGTGGAATATCAAGAGGTTTAAATTTAACGCATACTTTAGTAGCCGCTGCAAATAGTAATGTACTTGTGGGTTTAGATTTACGACCAACTTTTACAAATGGAGCATTTACAGGGGTTAGTAATTTTGGATTAAGAATAGAACAAGGAACGCAAGCAGGAAATAATACTTCAAATATAGTTTTTAAAAGAACTGATGTAACAAGTGTTGCTACAATAGGTTATCAAGGTTCGGGATGGAACATTTTTGGAATTTGGGGCGAAGCTACATTTACAACAACAAACGCGCCCGATTTAGGAGTATTTTCAGGAACAGGACATACTTATGTTAAAAACAATTTATTAATTGGCACGACTTCAAACGCAGGCTTTAAATTAGACGTAAACGGCACGGCGAGGGTGCAGGGGAATGCTACAATTATTTCTGCAAATCCTGTTTTAAATATTAATGTAACAGGCAATAATCAATCATCAGCTCTTTATTTAAATGCTTTAGATGGCACTCCAAGAGCGGGTATTTTAGCAAATTTAGCATCGGGAGAAATTCGTTATTTTGTAGGAACAGGAGGTTATTTTCCTACTTTTTATTCTAATAATTTAGAAAGGATGCGTATTGCTACAACAGGCAACGTACTAATCAATACCACAACCGACGCAGGGTTTAAATTAGACGTAAACGGCACGGCGAGGGTTCAAGCACAAAGCGCTTTATCTACCGATACAACTTTTAGAGTTAGGAATAGTGCTGATAATGATAATTTATTTGATGTAAGAAATAATGGGGTAGCGACTGTAAAAGGTTTAGCACAAGTTATTTCATTTAATTTAACCGATAGAGTATATATAGGGTCAAACGTAAATAATAACGTAATAGGAGTAAATAGCGATAATAAATTATTTATTAGAAGTAATGGAAATCTAAATATAATCACAGTAGCAAATAGCACAGTTATTGTTACTGATTCAATAAGTCCTGCTTTGACTCCAAGTTCAAAACTAACAGTTGAAAGTACAACGCAAGGCTTCCTACCACCGAGAATGACAACTACGCAAAAGAACGCAATAGCTACACCTGCTGTTGGATTAATTATATTTGATGTAACTTTGAATAAATTATGTGTAAGAGGAGCTTCGGCTTGGGAAACAGTAACATCGTTATAATATGACAAGTAGTGGAATTTATAAAATATCTTGGGAAAATAATCCATACTATTATTATGGACAAGCAGTAAATTTTAAAAAAAGAAAATCAACGCATTTAGAATCAATGAAAAAGGGTAAACACAAAAACCCTAAAATGCAGTCAATTTATAATAAATATGGAGATTTTATATTTGAACCAATTGCATATGTTAAATCTGAAGAACTTAATAATTTAGAGCAAAAATATTTAGATGAGTATTTTAATGATATTTTTTGTTGTAATCTTTGTCCAAATGCATTTAGCTCAAAAGGACGTGTATATTCTGAAAAAGCATTAGAATCAATAAGAGAAGCAGCAAAAAATAGAACTAAGTTAATTGGCGATATGAATCCATTTTATGGAAAAAAGCACACAGAAGAATCAAAAAGAAAAATTTCAGAATCAAGAACAGGTAAGAAATTTCCAAAGTTATCAGAATCAAAGAAAGGAACTATAGTATCT